TAGAACAAATAGAAGAAGTTGAACGCTGTCAAAGTGGCTTTATGAACTTTGTTAAAAACCAGTGGCCAAGTTTTATAGGCGGGGCTCACCATAAAAAGATGGCTGACGCTTTTGACCGTATAGCCACAGGTAAAATAAAACGTCTAATAATCAATATGCCTCCGCGTCACACTAAAAGTGAGTTCGCGAGTCATTACTTTCCTGCGTATCTTGTGGGTCGTAACCCCTCACTGAAAATACTTCAGGCGACCCACACCGCAGACCTAGCTGTTAAGTTTGGTCGTAAGATTAGGGACTTAATGTTAACGGAAGACTATCAAAAAGTTTTCCCTGATGTATTAATTAACCCAGACTCAAAAGCAGCAGGTAAATGGGAAACCCAAGATAAAGCCAACCCTAAACTAAAAGGCGAGTATTATGCTGCTGGTGTTGGTGGTGCATTAGCGGGTAGGGGTGCGGACTTGTTTATTATTGACGACCCGCATTCTGAACAAGACGCCATGAACCCAAAGTCCATGGAAGATACTTATGATTGGTATACTAGTGGTCCGCGTCAAAGGTTACAGCCAGGAGGGGCTATTGTTATAGTTATGACCCGCTGGAATATTAACGACCTTACGGGTAAACTATTAAAAGATGCAGCCCGTGACCCTAAAGCTGACCAATGGGAAGTTATAGAACTACCAGCCATATTACCTAGCGGTAAACCCTTATGGCCAGAGTACTGGAAAATAGAAGAACTAGAAGGCGTAAAAGCTAGTTTACGTGGCGGTCCTAAATGGCACGCCCAATACATGCAGAATCCAACCAGTGAAGAAGGTGCACTAATCAGGCGGGAATGGTGGATGGAGTGGGATAAAGAAAAACCACCCGTGTGCGATTACCTTATTCAAAGTTACGATACTGCTTTTTTAAAAAGTTCATCAGCGGACTATTCAGCTATTACCACATGGGGAGTATTCTACCCAGAAGGCACCATAGGCGAAGAACTATACGACGGTACAGTAGCCCACATAATTTTACTAGATTGTATAAAAGGTAAATACTCATTCCCTGAACTAAAAGGCGTAGCCCTAGAACAATATCACGATTGGTCACCTGACGTAGTAATTATAGAGAATAAAGCTAGTGGTATACCGCTCACTCAAGAACTTAGGAACATAGGTATTCCCGTACAGAACTTTACTCCTAGTAAAGGAAATGATAAGATTGCTAGAGTAAACGCTAGTACCCCACTTTTTGAGTCGGGTATGGTATGGGCACCAGATACTAAATGGGCTAACGAAGTTATTGAGGAGTGTGCTGTTTTTCCCGCTGGGGATCACGACGACTTAGTAGATTCAACCACTCAGGCTATGCTTAGGTTTAGACAAGGTGGATTCGTTAGATTACCTAGCGACTGGGAGGAAGAAGAACTATACTACAAACGTAAAGTAAGTTATTATTAACCATGGCTATAGAAAAAGACCAACTTAACACTGACCAAAATGGCGCAATAGACATAGAAATTATGGATATGCTTCAAGGTCAGGCACCCCAAGAACCTATGGGGATGGAAGTACAGCTTCCCGAAGAAATGAATATACAAGGCGATATGACTTCTGCTTTTGAAATAGGTCCCGACGGCAACGTCATACCTATGTTTGAATCAGAATCAATAACCGCTACCGATCATCAGGCTAATCTTGCTGAGACACTAGACTCCTCAGACTTATCCACATTAGCTAGTGAACTTTTAGAAGCTTATGATTCAGACAAAGAATCTCGACAAGATTGGCTTGATACCTTTAGTAAAGGTTTAGACCTACTAGGTATCAAAACTGAAGAGAGGGAAGAACCATTCCCTGGAGCCACTGGTGTTCATCACCCATTATTAAGTGAAGCTGTTACCCAGTTTCAGGCTCAGTCTTATAAAGAACTATTACCTCCTGGTGGTCCAGTAAAAACTAGAGTCATGGGTGCAGAAACCCCAGAAGTAGCTAGTCAAAACCAGCGTGTTAAAGAATTTATGAACTATCAAATAACAGAAGTCATGAAAGAATATGACCCTGAAATGGATAGTTTACTGTTTTACCTACCTTTAGCGGGTAGTGCATTTAAAAAAGTCTACTATGATAACTTATTAGGTAGGGCTACTAGCCGTTTAGTTAAAGCTGAGAACCTAGTAGTAGCCTATGAAACCGTAGATTTAGAAACTAGCCCACGTTTTACCCACACCATGACCATGACGGGCAACGATTTAAAGAAATTACAACTAAACGGTACTTACCGTAACGTAAACATAGGTGAAGCTAACCCCGATGTAGACTATAACGAAGCAAAAGAAAAGATGGATGAGCTACAAGGCATATCTCCATCAATGACAGACTATGATGAATACACAGTTTTAGAGATGCACGTCAATTTAGAGCTGTCAGAAGTTGATGATTATGGTTTTGCTGTGCCTTATGTAGTAACAATACTAGAAGAACAGGGTGAAATACTGTCAATAAGGCGTAATTGGGAAGCAGAAAGCGAATTATTCAATAAAAAAGAGTATTTTGTACACTATAAATTCCTTCCAGGGCTAGGTTTTTACGGATTTGGGCTAATTCACATGATTGGAGGACTAACTAAGTCCGCAACCGCGATTTTACGTCAATTAGTAGACGCTGGTACACTAAGTAACCTCCCTGCAGGCTTTAAAGCACGTGGAATGAGAGTCCAAGGCGAAGATGAGCCACTTAGACCAGGAGAATTTAGAGATGTTGACGTTCCAGGCGGAGTAATTCGTGATGCATTGATGCCTCTACCCTATAAAGAGCCTAGTAACGTATTAAGTCAACTATTAGGCATAATTATTGACTCTGGAAGGCGTTTTGCTTCAATTGCGGACATGAACGTCGGTGATATCGGCTCTCAACAGTTACCAGTAGGTACTACAGTCGCTATGTTAGAAAGGGGCAGTAAAGTAATGAGTGCTATACACAAACGTATGCATTATGCCCAGAAAAAAGAATTTAGGCTACTAGCTAATATATTTAGTAAAAGTTTACCACCAGTTTACCCATACGAAGTACCAGGAGCCAGTAGAGAAATAAAAGCTACTGATTTTGACTCTAAAGTTGATATAGTGCCCGTAAGTGACCCAAACATATTCAGTATGGCACAAAGGGTAATGTTAGCCCAACAAGAACTAGAAATGGCTAGAGCAGCACCAGAAATACATGATTTACGTGAAGCATACAGACGTATGTACGAAGCTCTAGAAGTTAAAAACATAGACGCTTTACTACCGCCTCAAGCGGAAGTACCAGCCCGTGACCCAATAACAGAGCAACAAGCAGCACTAACAGGACAACCCATACAGGCGTATGTCTTCCAAAACCACGATGCATATATTGCTAGTCATAGTTCATTCTTACAAAACCCAATGGTACAACAAAACCAAAGTGCCACGGTTACAATTCAAGCTAATATACAAGAACATCAAGCTATGAAGTATAGACAACAAATTGAACAAGCTATAGGTCAACCGTTACCACAAATGGGTGAAGGTGAAATGCCACCAGAAGTAATGAACCAGATAGCAACGGCAGCAGCACAAGCTACCCAACAAGTAACAGGACAAGAACAGGCATTAATACAAGCACAGCAAAACGCTCAAGTAGAACCGTTAGTACAATTAAAACAAGCTGAAATAGAACAGAAATCACAAAGCGATCAATTAAAAGCTGAAGTTGACTTACTAAAACAACAATCAACCGAAGCTATAGCAGAAATGAAAATAGCACAACAAAGAGAACAAGCCTTAATAAAAGAAAAAGAAGGTATGCGTAAAGATTATCGTGATATATTAAAAGACGTAAGAGATTCAGATACTAGGACTAAAGGTTTATAATGTTAAATAAAGCTAATTTTGAAGAGATGATGGGCGGTAACGCTAACCGTAGACGCATGAGAAACGGTGGTGAAGTACCTAAAGGCTATCATAAAATGCCAGACGGGTCTATAATGAAAGATTCAGATATGGTGAAGAAAACTAAAGGTGGGTCAATGACTAACACCAAAAAACATTTAAGGAGACCGTAATGAATAGAGGCATGCAAAAAATGAATCGTGGTGGTGAAAAACAAAAATTGAAAAATGGCGGTAAAGCTAGTAAAAAGAGAGGAATGGCTAAAGGTTGTGGTAAAGCAACTAAAGGCAAGGGGTATAATAAGTAATGGCTAAGAAAAAAGGATTAGACGGCAAAGCATGCTGGAAAGGATACAAGCAAATGGGCACTAAAATGAAAGGCGGTAAACGTGTTGATAACTGTGTTAAAATGTCTCATGGTGGAGCCTTACACGGTGGTCAGAAAAAACTTGACAAAAATAAAGACGGTAAATTATCAGGTGCTGATTTTAAAATGATGAAGCACGGAGGAGAAGTTTTATCAGGTAACGCTAACCGTAGGAGACAACAACAAGGTGGCTAGAGCTAAGCCAAGAAGAGGAAAAGCTAAAGTTAAGGTAACTAAGTCAGGTAAAAGAGTTAGTTATGGACAAGCAGGTAAAGCTAAAGGTGGTGGACCAAGAGTCAAACCAGGAACATCCAAAGGTGACTCTTATTGTGCTAGAAGTTTAGGAATTAAAAAGAGGTTATCTAAAAAGAAAAGGAATAACCCAAACACCCCTAACAATCTATCAAGAAAAAGATGGAAGTGTAGTGGTGCCAAATCTAGAAAAAAATAATGTTAGATAAACTGCGTAAACAGATTATTGAACGACAAGAGCAACTTAAAGAAACTCTTGCAGGTGGTGGAATACAAAACTTTGAAAGTTATCACAAGATAGTAGGCGAAATATCAAGTCTGTCGTTTACTCTCTCACTTATAAAAGACTTGCATAAGGATAATGACGAATAATGTCAAAAAATATAGAAGCCTTCGATTCAGGCGGAGAACCAATCCCCAATAAAGTAGAACGATTCACGGATATCAAGGAACCGACACCCAGTGTTACTCCAGAAAGTGTTCATGAAGATGAGGATCTACAATCAAAACTCCCTAAACCTACGGGATACAGAATATTAATATTACCTTTTAGTCCTAAACAAAAGACAAAAGGTGGTATTTATTTAGCAGACTCAGTGTTAGAAAAAGAACGTATTGGCACTAATGTTGGGTTTGTGGTAGCACTTGGTCCAGACGCATACCGTGACGGGAATAAATTCCCTGAAGGGGCATGGTGTCAAGAAAGAGATTGGGTGATATTTGGAAGGTATGCAGGAGCTAGACTCAAAATTGAGGGTGGCGAACTGCGTTTATTAAACGATGATGAAATCTTAGCTGTAGTCTCTAACCCAGAAGACATACAATCAGCTTAATTAATTACGCACATATAAGGAGAATAACATGGCAGAAGAAGCTATGCAAGCAATAGAAGAAGAGGATGAAGGGACTGAAGTTGAACTACCCGAGAGTGAAACTGAAGAAACTGAAGCTAAAGTAGAAAAAGAAGAAGTAACTAAATCTGTTCAAGAAGACGAGATTGAAGATTACAGCGAAGGCGTTAAAAAACGTATCAATAAACTAACTTATAAAGTTAGGGAATCAGAAAGAAGAGAACAAGCAGCCATAGAATATGCTCAATCTGTTCAGGATGAATTAAATAAAACAAAAAATAAACTTTCAAAAACCGATAAGAACCTATATGATGAATATAGTACACGAGTATCTTCAGAACTAAACTCGGCACAGGAGAGATACAAAAAGGCGTATGAATCAGGAGATACAGACGCTTTATTAGAATCTCAAAAAGACCTTGCCAAGTTAGCAGTCGAGGAAGAAAGCTTAAAAAGGGTAAAACCTGAAGCTGAAACCGAAACAGAAGTTATTCAAGGTGAGCAACAGGTAGCTCCTAAATGGACTCAACCTGCCCAGCAACAACAACAGGCTCCACAGCCTGATCCAAAAGCGAAAGCTTGGGCAGAGAAAAATGAGTGGTTTGGGGATGACCTAGCTATGACAACTGCAGCTTTTGCGTTCCATAGACAGCTTACAGAAGGTGAAGGTTATGATCCTACTTCTGATGAATATTATAAAGAAGTAGATAAAAGACTTGCTGAGTCTTTCCCTCATAAATTAGGGAATACTCAAAAAGAAGTGAGAGAGACGGTAGCTGGTTCTAGCAAAGGTGTTGGAACTACTAGAGCTCGATCACGTAGAACTATAAAACTCACACCGAGTCAAGTAGCAATAGCGAAAAGATTAGGTGTGCCACTAGAAGAATATGCTAAGCATATTAAGGAGTAGAAAAAATGGTAGATAAAGATAATAATACTACTAACTCAGATCGAACTCCACGATCTGCTGAAAGTCGAGATAAAATTTCTCGTCGTAAACCTTGGCAACCCCCGTCTTTGTTAGACGCACCTCCCCCACCGCAGGGCTATGTATACAGATGGATACGAGAGTCAATGATAGGGCAGAACGATCCAGCGAATATGTCAAAACGTATTCGTGAAGGTTGGGAACCCGTAAGAGCTGAAGATCATCCAGATTTTGAAGCTCCTAGTATTGATGATGGTAAACACGCTGGTGTCATAGGAGTTGGTGGCTTAATTCTCGCTAAGATACCCAAGGAGACTGTTGATGAAAGGAGAGCATACTATCAAAACGTAGCTGACCAACAGATTCAAGCAGTTGATAATGATCTTATGAGAGAAAGTAATCAAGTGATGCCTATTAGTACTCCTAATAGATCATCCAAGGTTACATTTGGTAAAGGTGGTTCTTAATTTATATTAAGGACTTTAATAAAATTTATTTTTATAAGGTGAATTAAAATGGCAAATACAAACGCCCCAGATGGATTCACACCAGCTTATCATATGTCAGGTGGCGTAATCAGACCTTCAGAGTTTGCAATAGCAAGCGGAACTAACGCATCAATCTTCTCAGGTGATGTTGTTAATCTTTCTAGTGGTTTGGTTATCCAAGGGACTGCAACAGGCACCCCACTTGGCGTATTTTACGGTGTAGAATACCAAGCAACAGATGGTTCAGTAGTGTTTTCAAACATGTGGACTGCAGATGTTGCAACTTTAGGTGCTGCGAATGCTAAAGCATTTGTTTATGTTGATCCAGATATTGTTTACGAGGCTCAGTCTACTGGGACTCCTACTCAAGCATCTATCGGCACTACAAATACTATTAGTACTACCGCAGGTAATACTTCAACAGGTCGATCAAAAGAAGGTGTAACAACTACAACTTCTAGTGGTATTGCGACAGTAGTAGGTTTCCCACAGAAGCCAAACAATTCTATTGGTCAATACGCTAGAGTGTATGTAACGTTCCCAGCTTCAACATTCGGCAATAGCTAAAAGGTGATATACAATGGCAATTAATAGAGCTCAACTAGTAAAAGAACTCGAACCAGGACTAAATGCACTTTTTGGTCTTGAGTACGACAGATACGAAAACGAACATACTGAAATCTTTGATACAGAGAATTCAGACAGAGCGTTTGAGGAAGAAGTGATGTTATCAGGTTTCGGTCAAGCCCCAGTTAAAGGCGAAGGCGCATCCGTAACTTATGATACAGCACAAGAAACTTTCACAGCAAGGTACAGCCACGAAACTGTAGCTTTAGCGTTTGCGTTGACTGAAGAAGCAATAGAGGACAACCTTTATGACAGCTTATCTTCAAGATACACAAAAGCTTTAGCTAGATCAATGGCTACTACTAAGCAAGTGAAAGCAGCAAATGTACTGAATAATGGTTTCTCAACTTCCTTCCCAGGAGGCGACGGCAAACCACTCATGACAACTGATCACCCTACCTTATCAGGTGGAGATCAATCTAATGAGCCAGCAACAGCTGCTGATCTTAATGAAACTTCATTAGAAAACGCGATGATCGACATATCACAATTTGTTGATGAAAGAGGCATTAAAGTAAATGTTCAAGCAAGAAAACTAATTATACCACCTCAACTACAATTTGTAGCTGAGAGAGTTTTAAAAACTCCAGGTAGAGTTGGTACTTCTGATAATGACATTAACGCTATGAAACAGATGGGAATGCTCCCTGATGGATATACTGTTAATCATTACTTGACTGACACAGATGCATTCTTTATCAAAACAGATGCACCTAACGGATTAAAACATTTCGTTAGATCTCCTATGTCAACAGGCATGGAAGGTGATTTTGAGACTGGTAACGTTAGATACAAAGCAAGAGAAAGATATTCTTTCGGCTTTAGTGACTGGCGTGGAATCTACGGTTCCCCAGGAGCATAATTCGTTCTTCGAATTTTTAAGGGAGCTTCGGCTCCCTTTCTTTTTTACAGAATAAGGTATATCATTTAGTTCTAGGGTATATTAACTTGTTCTACAGACTGACCTAGCAGACAAGCCAAGACGGTAGAACTTATTTCCTTAGGAGGAAATTATGGCAAAATCAACTTTTTCAGGTCCTGTACAATCATTAGCAGGATTTATTTCAGCAGGTAACGCTAACGTAGTTAGTTTAACTGCAGACACAACATTAACAGTAGCAGATCATGCTGGTAAAGTTCTTGTATGTAACGACGCAGACGGTAAATTTACTTTACCGAGTATTGTAGCTACAGCTCCAGGAAGCAATGACGACCCTAACCAGTCAAATAACTTAGGAGCTACCTTTACTTTTATAGTAGTCACAGCAGCAACAGATATGGATATTCTAACCGACGGCACTGATAAGCTGGTGGGTGGGTTATACACTGGTGTTACTAACGCTACTGGTAAAACATTTATTTCAGGTGCATCTAACGATGTTATTACAATGAACGGAACAACTAAAGGCGGATTAGCTGGTAGTATTGTAAAATGTACAGCCATGGCTAGTGCTAAGTATGCTGTAGAAGGCATTATTTTAGGATCAGGAACTTTAGTAACTCCATTCGCAGACGCTTAATAGGAGTAACTTATGGCAGACGCAGTAACCTCAACAACAATTGTTGATGATGATAGAAAAGCGGTTATTCAATTAACTAATACGTCAGACGGTACAGGCGAGTCAGCTGTAACTAAAATTGATGTAAGTGCTTTAGCTACTAGAAAATCAGACGGTGCAACTTGTACTGGTTGTAAATTAGCTAAACTTTCTTACACAACCTTTGGTATGAGTATAAAACTACTTTGGGATGCTACTACTGACACTATCTGTTTAGATTTAAACGAAAACTATAGTGATCAGTTAGATTTTACAGAGTTTGGTGGAATACAAAATACATCTGGTTCTGGTAAAACAGGTGATATAAACTTGACTACTACAGGACATGCTAGTGGAGACTCTTACGTTATTGTTTTAACAGTAATTAAAACCTTCTAGTAATGGCTACTTCTGGCACTAAAACGTTTAAGCTTAGTATAGCAGACACTATAGAAGAAGCATACGAACTAGCTGGTATTGAATTAAGAACTGGGTACGATGCAGAAACTGCAAGGCGTTCATTAAATATTATGTTCGCTGATTGGTCTAACAGAGGTGTTAATCTTTGGACAATAGATCAAATTAGTACGAGTCTCACCACAGGCACAGCTAGTTATACTCTCAATGCGTATGATATAGACATAGTTTCTGCTATAGTTAAAGTTACCGACAGTAGTGGTAATTCTACTGATTTAGGAGTAGAACGTATAGGCAGAACAGAGTATCTCAATATACCAGACAAAACAATACAAGGCAGACCTACTCAAATCTTTTTAGACAGGCAAACTACTCCTGTTCTTAAAGTGTGGCCAACTCCTGATAACGTTTCAACCTACACTATAGTAGCTAACACAATACAAAGGATTGATGACGCATCAGCTTCTAATCAAGATCCTGAAGTACCTTCAAGGTTTATTCCTTGTATGGCTAGTGGTTTAGCTTATTACTTAGCATTAAAAAAGAACCCAGAAAAAGCTGGTATCCTGAAACAGCAATATGAACAAGATTTTCAGCTTGCTGCTCAAGAAGACAGGAATAGGGTTTCTTTACATTTCACTCCCGCTAGGAGTTCTTATTAATGGCGTATGCTGCTGGTAAAAAATCTTTAGGTAGGTGTGACAGGTGTGGTTTTGTTTGCGATTATCTTGAACTTAAAAAAGAATGGAATAACTTAAAAGTTTGTCAAGAATGTTACGAACCTAAACATCCACAACTTGACCCTATTGTTCACAGAGTAGACCCAGAAGCTTTAAGGGAACCAAGACCAACAGAACCAACCCCTACTATACATTTAGGTAAAGTTATAGTTTCAAACCCAGTTGATTCTAACGGAGTAAGTTCACCTATTATGTGGGCACAAAACAGTAACACAATAGGTACTCAATTTACAATGATTAAATTAACAGCTACCTTAGGTAGCGTAACTATAGTAACATAATAAAATGAGCTGGACAAAATCGACATTAAAAACTGCTATACAAGACTACATAGAGAGTACGGAAACTTCTTTAGTTAATAACATAGACAATTTTATAGAAAGTACAGAAGAAAGAATTTTAAAAAATGTACAACTAGATGTATTTAGGAAAAATGTAACTGGTACAGGTTCAAGCAGTAACACATACTTAGCTATGCCTACTGATTTTTTAGCACCTTTTAGTTTAGCTGTTATAGATAGCGATAGTAACTACAACTTTTTAAAATTAAAACATGTTTCTTTTATAAGAGATTACCAACCCGCAACCGCAACCACAGGCACACCTGAATATTACGCAGAGTTTGATCAAGAAAGATTTATTCTTGCTCCTACCCCAAGTACAGGATTCACCTTTGAACTTCACTATTTTTACAGACCAGCTTCTTTGACCACAGGTTCTGATAGCGGAACTACTTGGTTATCAGAAAACGCAATGAACGCTATGTTGTATGGCAGTTTAGTAGAAGCCTGCACATATTTGAAAAATTTTGAGACTATCCCAGTCTACGAACAACGTTATCAGGAAGCTTTAGCTTCACTTAAAAATTTAGGAGAAGCTAAGGATACTAGAGATCAATTTAGATATGATGAAATAAGGAGACACCCTCAAGCATGATAGAAGTAGATACAACAGCTGGGTTAGGTACTATTGGCGTAGCTACAACTAATTTAGGTGGACACACTCCAGAGTTTTGGGCGGAAAGATGCACAGCGAGAATATGTGGAATATCAGCAGACGCTGCACCACACATACGACAACAAGCTGAAGCATACAGACTAGCTATTTATGAACAAGTATTATATCATATTAAACAAGCAATCAACAGTCACGTAGTAACAATGAATGCTGAACTTACAACTCAAGGTCATCAAGAGATGGCTAAGATTTTAAAGGAACTTAAATAATGGCAATATCATCAACACTCACCACAAGTTTTAAAAAAGAACTTTTAGAAGCCAAGCACAATTTTTTAGCGAGTGGCGGAAATAGTTTTAAACTTGCTTTATACACTAGTTCTGCAACACTAGGAGCTAGTACAACAGCGTATTCAACTACTAATGAAGCTAGTGGAACAAATTACACCGCAGGAGGAGCAGCATTAACAAATGTTAATCCTACTTCAAGCGGTACAACAGGTTTCACAGATTTCTCTGACCTTACTTTTAGTAACGCAACCGTTACTGCTAGGGGTTGTCTTATCTATAACGACACTAACTCAGATAGAGCGGTAGCTTCTATTGATTTTGGTGGAGATAAAACATCAACAGCAGGCGACTTTACTATAGTTTTTCCAGCAGCAGCAGCAGACACAGCGATTATACGTATAGCCTAAAATGGCTCAGTACCTAAACGGTTGGGGTCGGGGCACTTGGGGTCAACTTGCTTTCGGCGAAGGCAGTATCCCAGTTTCAATTACCGCACCCGCAGCAGGTTCAGTTGGTACACCAATTGTAGCAGTTAATGCTCAAGCTGTAGCTTCAGTAGGTGGAGTTACCGCTAGTTTAGGGGCGGTAAGTGTTACTATTCAAGCTGAAGCTAATGTATCTGTTTCAAGTTTATTAGCAGCAGGTAACTTAGGTACAGCCACAACTACTTCAGTAAACAATATATCAGTAAGTGGTTTAGCTAGTACTTCAGCTTTAGGTACAGCAACTTTATCAACAAACAATAATTTATCAGTAAGTGGTTTAGCTAGTACTTCAGCTTTAGGAACTACCACACTAAACACAAACAATAATTTATCAGTAGGTGGTTTAGCTAGTACTTCAGCTTTAGGCACAAGTTCAGTCACCACGGTTAACAATGTTTTTGTAACTGGTGTTTCTAGCACAAGTTCCTTAGGCGAAATAACCGCTACTGGTTTAGCGAATATCGGTATAGAACTAGGGCAAGCTACTTCAGTACTTGGTTCTATTCTAGTTTGGGGAGAGGTAGATACAAATCAAGACGCAGATTGGCAAAATATAACTACTACTAACACACCTAGTTGGCAATCAGTAACAAACACTAATACTCCTAATTGGGAAGAAGTGGCTTAACTTTTATGAAAAAACAACTTATAATAAATTCGAACGGAGACAAACATGGCAACATACGTTAATGATCTTAGGTTAAAAGAAATCGCTACTGGTGATGAATCAGGGACATGGGGCGATACTACTAACACAAATCTAGAATTAATAGCTGAAGCATTTAGTTACGGCACAGAAGCTATAACTACTAACGCTGATACACACACAACAACTATAGCAGACGGATCTACTGATCCTGGAAGGTCAATGTACCTTAAATATACAGGTACTCTTGATTCAGCTTGTACAATTACTATTGGACCTAACACCGTTAGTAAAATGTGGTTTATTGAAAACGCTACTAGTGGTTCACAAAACATACTAATTTCTCAAGGTAGTGGAGCTAACGTAACTATTCCACCAGGTGACGTAAAGGTAGTTTATTCAGACGGAGCAGGAAGCGGTGCAGCTATTACTGACGCTTTTGCTAATTTAAAAGTATCAGATGCAGCACAAACTAATATTACAAGTCTTGGAACTCTTACAACACTTACAGTAGATAATGTAATTATTAATGGTTCTAATATTGGACACACAGGAGATACAGATTTAATAACAGTAGCTTCTGGAGTAGTTACAGTAGCAGGTGAGTTAGATGCAACTTCACTAGACATCTCAGGCGATATAGACGTAGACGGAACTACTAACTTAGATGTAGTAGATATAGACGGTGCTGTAAGCTTTGGTGCTACTGCAAGTTTTGCAGATGGAGTAGGTGCTTATTTTGGAAATGGTAATGACCTACAGATTTTTCATACTGCTGATACTGGAAGTTATATTGTTGATGCAGGTTCAGGTAATTTAAATATTCGTGGACAAAATCAAATTGTATTGGCTACAGCAGGTGGTTCTGAGACTTATGCAGATTTTAATGTTAATGGTGCTTCTAGGCTTTATTACGATAATGAAATCAAAATAGCCACCACATCAACAGGTATAGACGTTACAGGTACAGCAGTCACAGACGGTCTTACAGTAGCTGGTAACGTCTCAGTAGATGGCGGAACAATTAAACTTGATGGTAATTATCCAAATGGTAGTAATAATGTTGCTTTGGGAAATCTTGCACTAAGTGGCTCTTTATCAGGTTCTAATAATGTTGCTATAGGTAGTCTAGCATTAGATTTTAATACTTCAGGTTCTGCAAATACTGGTGTTGGATATGCAACTTTAACCGATAATTCTACAGGTTCTGACAATACTGCTGTCGGAGAATTTGCTTTAGCAAATAATACAACAGCATCTAATAACACAGCGGTTGGTTCTAGTGCTTTAGTAGCTAACACTACAGGTTATAACAACACAGCAATGGGTTCATCTTCTTTAGCTGCAAACACTACAGGTGTTAATAACAACGCTTTTGGCGGAAGTACATTATTGGCTAACACTACTGGTAATTTTAACACTGCTATGGGGCATGGTGCTTTGAACGCAAACACAACTGCATCTAACAACACAGGAATTGGTTACTTTGCTTTAATATCAAACACTACAGGTGGTTCTGTTACAGCAGTCGGTGCTTATGCCCTTGATGCTAACACAACTGGTGGTA